GCCAAAGGAATCTGTTCCTCTTCAGAATCTTCTTCCAAAGGGACAGGATTGCCAGGAGCCTCACCAATCAAGCCTTCGGCTCTCAGGTAGGCATCAAACTGGTTTGCAATCTCAGGCGCAGGAGTGCTGATCTGACTTTGTGACAATATGCGTCATTCTCAGCTCGTCTAGTTGTGATTCACAGCCGAAAGAATCTTGCCGCGTCCCAAGAAAGTTTGCAACTGCCTCTGAAATTGAGCCAAAGCAAACAGTTGGCCGTATGCCTCTTCTCGGAGTTCGTACTGAGACGGCGTTGAGTTTTTCCACACCTGAAAATAATGCTCTTCAATCTCTGCAAAAGCCTTGACCACCGCCGGATTCTCAAGGATTTCGCTAGCTTGCCGGGCCGCTCGGATTTCGTCCTCGTCGCTCATTCGTCCTCATTTTCAGCTTCGGAGTCGTTATCCTCGTCAGCTTCCATCCGAGATTTTGCCCCGATTGTTGCAGAAATCACTTGCGCCTCGTGGGCGGATCTAGCCACACGCTCTTGGCTTTCGATCTTTTCCATATCAACGCGCTCGCGCATCGCCAACTCTTCTGCGCGATGGTTGACGATGTTCTTTTCCTTCATCGCCTTGAGCTGAATTTCACCAGAATTCAATTCGTTCTGAGCCTGAATCTTTTGCGATTCCAGCTTCAGCTTTTCCATCTCCAGATTCGGTTCCGGCTCAGGAGGCTGCGCGCCATCGGGATCTTGGAAGAACAAATCCGGGTTGGTGTAGCCAACCGCTTCTGCCATCCGAGTCGCCGCGTTGTAGATGTTTTTGGGAGTGACAAGATAATTCATCCCGCCCTGCTGGATCATTTGAGCCTGCACCTGCATCAAAGCGTTCAACGCCTGAGCCTGCTCGCCGGCCCGACCGGCCCCAAAACCAACCTCAACTTCTACGTCGCACTCAAAATCCCAAGTAGACGGATCAATTTCCATCCACTCACCAGAAACACGCACTTGGTGCTGCTTCGTGTCGCACGTTGCCATGATCTGGAAGATTTTGGAAAAAAGCTGTTTCAGACCCGTACTGGCAAAAATCCTGGCAATCAGCTCAATCTTCTGCTGCTTTGCGCCCTCAAGACTTGCAACTGCCGCAGCCGTCGTATTCGACAGCATTCCCGCGTCCAAATCCTGCCCATGAGCCATTACGCCCGTTCGGTTGCTGCGGACCTGCTCCAAATACTGCAAAACAGGGAACGTATCCCGAGGAAGATCCTGAGTGATCAAAGGCTCAATTGAACCCGGTCCTCGCTGACGAACCAGACCGCCGGGACGCACCGTCAAAAGATCGTCTACCTCAACCATCCCCTCAGTAATCGCCATTCGCGGGTTATTGGCAAGGTATAGGTGATCTAGCATCTGCCGCAGGATTGTTGATCGGATTACCTGAAGATCCGTCACAAGATCAGCCAGGCTTTGACCATAGAACTTGTGAGGCATCGGAATCGGCGTAATAGAGCAGAACGGGTTTACGTTAACTTGCTCGTCGTCAATGACGTAAACGGACGAATCTCCGACTACCAAGAACTTGCGAAGCTCAGAGTAGCCATCGCCGTCTTCATCAATTCGCGCGTAAGCCTCAGTCGTCCAAATCTCTCTTGAGGCCACATCCGTTCGCTGGCTACCCGACGACGGATACGATTCTTCAGGGTAACGACGAGCCTGCCGGTTTACGTCAAACTCCGGCCCGTCATCTACAGGCAGGGAAGACAACACCTCCGCCGGATAACCCTGCGCGACCAAATCGCTGATCATCACCTTTTTGCGCTGTGCGCTAAACGGAGTTTCGTCGTTCAGCTTGGCTGCGCGGCGGGCAATGAGAAACTCTTCCGGGGGGATCGCGTCAACTTTGATGCGCTTGTCTTCTTTGAAGATCTGCAACTCTACGTCGTAGAGAGACATCTCACCGTTCACGCCGGTATCGACATCGCGCATCACAACAGGCTTCTCTTCGACCGCAATCGGGACCACGTTCTCGCGGTCCAGCACCATCGCCAACTCTTCGTAAGTCAGCCCAGAGTAACGCTCGACCATCGGGATCTTGCGATCCTCGTAGTAAACCTTGACGACCGAGTTCTTCTCCAGAAGCGCCGTTTTGAACCAGTCGTACAGAACCTGAAACCCGTCCATCTCATGCACAAAAATGTGGTTGATGTACGCAGTCGCCAGCTCTGCCTTCTTCTGGTCTTCGGGCCGCTTTGCCTTGTATTCGACAATCTTGCTCGACCCGGTGAACATCCTCATCAGCGAAGGCATGGCCCACTCGACCACTTCCAAAACGTCCATCAAGACGACCTGGCTACGGTCCCGCTGTTCATTGCCTAGAGGCCGACCGTAGTAGTAATCAAGCGCCCGTTGCTGCTCGCGAGAGATGTCGCTGCCGACTCCAGCCAACGCATCCTGAATCTCACGGCTGAGAATGCCTTTGACTTCGTCTACACTCAGCGGCTTCATCTCTTGACCGCCAAACCGAGGCCGTTCCGCAACAATCCCGTCCGCCATCTCAGGATTTGACGCCAGCCCAACTCCGCGACGCATTGCCATGGCGATGTCCCGCTCTGTGATTTCAGACGCCATCGCTAGACCTTTCCTAAAGACTTTTCCAAATCCCGAAGTATTTTCGGCTTCGGGGGAGCCTTGATCGGAACCCGATCAGGCCGCTTGGCAGTCCTTAAACGCTCAATCTCAGCCTCCGACCGAGCAATTCTCACCTTCGCTCTTTCTAACTCTCGCGTCAGCTCGTCAACGCGCCCTTCAAGCTTTGAAATGGCATTGAACAGCGCCGCGCTCATACAATGTACCGCGTATCTGGCTGTTGCAATTCCCCGGACGATTCTGCCCGCATTCCAACGGCCAGGGTCCGCAAAGCGTCGGCCCCGTGAGACGCCCAGTTGTGCTTGGGGCGATCCCGATACAGCACCTCGCCACTTGGCCCTCGTTCGTTCTCAATCGGAGCTTTGATGTACTCGCGCAAAGCCTGGAGGCCGCGACCGCAACCCTTCTCGTCGATCCAAATGTTCCTGAGCATTAACCGAGTCGCCTGAATTCCATCCTCAAGGCTAAGACGAGGCGTAATCCGCAAACGCAGACCCAAACTCATCGCCACCTCAAAACGACTGCGGCCCGTACCGAGCTCCCGCACCGAAGCATCGTGCGGCACCAGATGCTCTTCGTAAACGTAAGGTTTGTCCCGAATCACCTTGGCGTAATGCTCAAGCCCTTCGCCAGACGCCTCGTAATAATCAATCAGCCGGATCTCGCGACCGACGCGCTGGGCAAACCAAATTGCCGTCGAGTCAGACATACCCAGATCCCAACCTGTAATCACAGGCTTTTGAGGCTCCCACGGAACCTTTCCGATCCGACCCTGCTGGGAAGCTTCTGAAAGCAACTCCCCGTAATACGAACCGACCAACGGAGCGTCAAACGAGCAATAATACTCCTGCTCGTACAACTCCTTCGGCATCTCGCGCCGCTCGCCCTCAAGAACGTCAGCATCGACGACGCTAGTGTCTTCCACCGTCAAACGCTGGTAAAACCAATTAGGATCTTCCTCTGCAAGCTGCGCCAGCTTGTACCCATGATTCCGGCCTCGTGGCGTGTACGCGAAAATGGCCCAGCCGTCGTTGGCTGCGAGAATCGGACGGATCAACTGCCAGGCTGCTGGGTTCTGAAGCGCATACTCGCTGAACACGCATCCGACCGGGTTTGCACCCACGAGACGGTCAATCTGATCGCAACCGATCACCTGGTAAATTGACCCGCCGTGAAGCCACAACGACATCTCGTCATCGCGCTTCCGATACCAACTGCCCTCTGGAAACGCCTCTAGGAAGCCATGACCCTGATTGTCACGGCCCTCCCAAATCGCTTTTCGGCCCTGAGCAAACGTCGGAAACAAATGCCAATAGATGCCTGGACGCACAAATGCCTGACACGCTGTCCAATGCAGCGCGGTCATGTCCTTGCCGGCTCGACGATGCCAAACTGCTACCGCACGCTTGCAACCACCCTCTAACGCATCCCAAAGAGGACGCTGATAATCACGAGGGGTCCAATTGTGCGGAAGCGTGATCTCTTCGCTCACATGAATCGCTTGGCGTAAGAGCCAGGGTTCTCCATGTCCGG